GTCGAGCGGCTCTGGGCCAGACTGAAGGAATGGCGAGCCGTTGCTACTCGCTACGAGAAGACCGCCTCATCTTTCATGGGCATTCTCTGCCTCGCCGCTACACTCGACTGGATCAAGCGATGACATGCCCTAGCCCTAAAGTATGTGCGCTCCAGCACAGCTAAGCTTCACTCGGCCCCTAACGTCAGATTGCGGCAGATCGTTGGGGGGAAGTGATGACGCAACCAGAGCCGGGTAGCACCGAGGCGAGTAAGCACGCCGTCAAAGACCACGTGAAGGCGATCCTGAGAAAGCTCCTGGAAAGGCTGCGAAACAATGGGAAAAAGGGGGCCGAAGCCCAAGCTGGCTCGTCTTCAGAGACTAGAGGGAAACCCTTCGAAACGGCCGATAGATGACTTTGGGATTGCGGCGACCGGCGAGGCGCTCGTCCCTGATCATCTTCACGACGATGCTCAGGCTTGCATCGAACTCATCAAGCGGTCCATGCCGCCGAAGACCTACGCCACGGTCGACACCTATGCGCTCTCCTCGTTCGCTACGGCCTGGGCCTGGCACAAGAGAGCGACCCACGAGATGAACGCCCCTGACTTTGATCCCGTGGTCGACGGCTCGAAAGGGCAGAAGCAGCCAAATCCATGGTTTCGCATACTGAAGGCGATGTCGGAGGAAATGCGGTCGTGGGGCGACCGGCTCGGGCTCGATCCAAAGGCACGCGCCGCCCTCAAGCTCCCGGACGAAAAGCCGAGAAGCAAGTTCGACGGCCTGATCGGGCAGAGCGGGTCATCGCGTTCATTGAATGCCTGATCGTCCCCAGCGGCGAAGGGCAGGGCGGTCCATTCAAGCTCAGGGAATGGCAGAAGCGGTTCATCCGAGCAATCTATGAGCCGCACAAGTTCACCGGCCGAGAGTGGCGCCGGATCGTTCGGCGCGCCATCCTCTCGATCGCCCGAAAAAACGGGAAAACGGCCCTGATCGCCGCCCTCGTGCTCGTCCATCTGGTCGGTCCGGAGGCGATCCAGAACGGGGAGATCTACTCCGCCGCCAATGACCGTGAGCAGGCAGCTCAGGTGTTCAAGATGGCCCGGCAGATTGTCGAGGCTGATCCAGAACTCAGCGCCCTCGTTCGTGTCATCCCGTCAACCAAGACACTAGCCTGCTACTCCAATGGGTCATTCTATCGCGCCATCTCGGCAGAGGCCGGCACGAAGCACGGATTCAACCCCTCGCTGGTGATCTTCGATGAGCTGGCTCAAGCAAAGGATCGCGAACTTTACGACGTTCTTGATACTTCGATGGGTGCTCGTGCGGAGCCTCTCTTCGTCACCATCTCGACGCAGAGCAACGACCCTGAACACATCCTGTCGAAGCTCATTGACGATGGGCTAAGCGCAAAGGACCAAACCATCGTCTGCCATCTCTATGAAGTGCCCGAGGAGCAGGAGGATATCTTCGATCCAAAGTGCTGGAAGCTGGCGAACCCGGCTCTGGGCGACTTTAGGGACTTGGACGACCTGAAGGCGATTGCGGCGAAGGCACAGCGCATGCCGGCTGAGGAGCCGAAATTCCGGAACCTCTACCTCAATCAGCGTGTGGCTCCGGTCGCTTCGCTGATCTCGCGGGCCGAATGGATGGCCTGCAAGGGCAAGGCCGAGTTCGAGGACGGAGAGGAGGTCTACCTGGCGCTCGACATGTCGGGTGTGGTGGACCTGACCTCACTCATGATGGGTAGCGCCGGAGACCTTACACGGATCCGACCATACTTTTGGAAGCCGGCTGATCTCCTGAAGGAACATAGCAACCGGGACTTCGGCTCAGGTAATCTTCGCTATGTCGAGTGGCACGATGGAGGGTGGCTCGATGTCTCGCCTGGTCGTTCGATCGACCCGCAAGTGGTGGCGTTCAAGATTGCTGAGTTGTGCCAGCGGTACAAGGTCCTTGGTCTCGCGTATGACCGCTGGCGCATCAACGACCTTTTGCGGGAGCTTGATCGGATTGGTCTTCAGGCCTTCCAGGAAGGCGAGAAGGGTGACGGCCTACGCCTCATACCGTGGGGGCAGGGTTATCGTGACATGGCGCCAGCCATCGATGCGCTGGAGTTCGCGGTAATCGAACGCAAGCTCGAGCATCCCTCAAGTCCGGTACTCAACTGGAACATGGCGAATGCGGTCGCGACGATGGATCCGGCCGGCAATCGCAAGATCGACAAGAACAAGGCCCGCTTCCGGATCGATGGCGCGGTGACGCTGGCGATGCTCTGTGGGCTCAAGTCTCGCGACCGAAAAGACGAGCGGAAGCCCGAATATCAGATGCTCATACTGGGCTGAGAAGGACTCCTGAAATGAACCGTATGTACTCGGTCCTGACCGTCAAGGCGGTCGAGGAGGACCAGCGCATTATCCATGGCGTGGCGACAACCCCGAACCCTGACCGGGTAGGGGACATCGTGGAACCCTTAGGCGTCCAGTTCAAGAACCCCATGCCACTGCTGCACCAACATGACCACGATAAGCCGGTCGGCACCGTCACCTTCGATAAACCCACCAAGGACGGCATCACCTTCGAAGCTCGCCTCCCCAAGATCGAAGAGCCGGGACCGCTGCGCGATCGTGTCGAGACGGCCTGGGGCGAAATCAAAGCGGGTCTCGTCCGGGCCGTTTCCATCGGATTCCGTGCTCTTGAGTACTCGTGGATGGATGAGGGCGGTATCCGCTTCATCGCCACGGAGGTCCTTGAGCTTTCTCTCGTCTCCGTGCCGGCTAATGCCGATGCGGTGATCTCAACCATCAAGTCGATCGATGCCCCCTTGCTCGCCGCGACAGGCAAAGAGCCCAAGGCAACTGATCGGCCTGTCCCTCCGGGCGCTTCCGGAAAATCCACCAAACCAGTCAACTTGCGCCCGAAGGAGGGCACGAACATGAAAACTATCGCTGAACAGATCGCGGCTCTGGAGGCCTCTCGGCAGGCCAAGTCCGCCCGCATGGCTGAAGTCATGCAGAAGTCCATTGAGGAAGGCCGTTCGACTGACCAGGCCGAGCAGGAGGAGTTCGACACCCTCGAACAGGAGGTCGCAGCCATCGACGGCGACCTGAAGCGCCTCCGCGCTCTGGAGAAGGCACAGGCGGCCTCCGCCAAGCCCGTCGTTCACAACCAGATCAAGTCTTCTGAGGACGGCACGGCAGCCCGCAGCGGGGTCTCGCTTCAGAAGCCGGCGCCGGAGAAGGGCATCCGTTTTGCTCGCTATGCGAAGTGCCTCGCCATCTCCACGAAGACCCATCAGCCGATCGACCGTGTTGCTGAAGGCATTTACGGAAAGGCCGATCCGGATCTGGTCGATATCGTGAAGGCTGCGGTGTCCGCCATGACGACGGCCAACACCGATGCCCTAATCGGTAATGAGGGCGGTTTCGCTGATTTCGTGGAGTTCCTGCGTCCGATGACCATCGTAGGCCGCTTCGGCACCGGGAATATCCCGGCGCTGACTCGCGTGCCGTTCCGGGTGCCACTCATCTCTGAAGCCTCGGAGACCGACGCTCAGTGGGTTGGCGAAGGCAAGGGTAAGCCCCTGACCAAGTTCACGGTTGGCCGCAATGAGATCAGCCCTCTCAAGATCGCGACCATTGCCGTGCAGACGATGGAGCTCATCCGCGACAGCTCGCCGTCATCGGACGTTCTCCTGCGGAACTCCCTGGCTAAGGCCATCGCCAGGCGCTCGGATCTGTCGTTCATCGACCCTGCCTCCGCAGCGGTTCCGAACGTCCGGCCGGCCTCGATCCTCAACGGGGTGACTGCGGTCACGAACAGCGCGGCCACCGGTGCGGATGCTGTCCGTGAAGACGTGCAGGCCCTCATCGGTGCCTTCGTAGCGGCCAACAACCCACTGCAGTCCGGTGTCTGGATCATGTCCGCGACCTATGCCCTGCGGCTCATGATGATGCTGAACCCCCTAGGCCAGCGGGAATTCCCCGGCATCACCATGCAGGGTGGCACCTTCTTCGAACTCCCCGTGATCGTGTCGAACTACCTGACTGACTACGTGGCGCTCGTGAATGCCGAGGACATCTACCTGGCCGATGAGGGAGGTGTGGACGTCGCCATGTCGACGGAAGCATCTCTCGAGATGGTGGATACCCCGACGCAGGACTCCGGTGCCGCTGATCCGGTGGAGACCACGGTCGTTTCCATGTTCCAGACGAACAGCGTGGCGTTCCGCGCCGAGCGTACGATGAACTGGGCACGGCGCCGGGCTAGCGCGGTCTCCTGGATGGATAACATCACCTGGGGCGATCCTGTCCCGGCAGGGCCATAATCGGCCCACTGACACCGCCGGCCCCGTCACCGGGGCCGGTTCCCTCCGGTGGAGAAGGCCATGAAGAAATCATCCTATATGACCCGAGCCATGCAGGCTCGTGACCCCCGATTTGCTCGGGTACTATCTCGGCTTGGATACGAGCGCACCGATTTGATTGCCGCGGAACCTACCGAGAAGAAGCCCGCTGCGGTCAAGAGTACCTCTGTCTCAAGCGGCAAAATCGCAAAAGGAGAGGATCGGGCCGCTCTCCGTAAGCAGTACCAAGAAGTTATCGGCAAGAAGCCGTTCGCCGGCTGGGATGCCGAGACCCTCAAGGCGAAGATCGCAGAAGCGAAGGCCTGATCCATGCGCCTTTTCGGCCTTAACATCTCCCGCGCCAAGGCGACGGATGAAAAAGCACTGTCGCCAGTCGCGCAGGGCCGCGGAGGCTGGTACAGCGTCCTTGAGGCCTTTGCGGGCGCCTGGCAGCAGAACGTCGAAGTCAAATATGACTCCGTTCTGTCGAACCATGCCGATTTTGCCTGCCGCACTTTGATAGCCTCAGACATTTCCAAGTTGCGGATTAAACTTGTCCAGAAGGACGATAACGGCATCTGGTCGGAGGTGACGAACCCGGCCTATTCGCCTGTGCTGCGCAAGCCGAACCATTTCCAGAACCGGATCCAATTCATGGAAAGTTGGATCCTGTCGAAGCTTCAGAGGGGCAACGCCCTCATTCTCAAGCAGCGCGACGGTCGCGGCGTCGTCAAGGCGCTTTATGTGTTGGATTGGTCTCTCGTCACTCCGCTCGTGGCGGACGACGGGAGCGTATTCTATCAGCTCAACACGGACAACTTGGCGGGGCTCCCTGAGAGCGTCACGGTCCCTGCGCGCGAGGTGATCCACGACCGGTTCAACTGCTTCTTCCATCCTCTGGTTGGACTGTCTCCCATCTTCGCGGGTGGACTGGCAGCCACGCAAGGCCTTGCGATCCAGAACGACAGCACGCTCTTCTTCCAGAATGGTGCCCAGCCGGGAGGCATCCTGAGCGCTCCGGGCGCAATCAGTGATGAGACCGCCAAGCGCCTTAAGGAGCATTGGGACGCTAACTTCTCGGGCAAGAACTCGGGCAAGGTCGCGGTTCTGGGGGATGGCCTGAAATACGAGGCCATGAAGGCGAAGGCTGTCGACTCTCAGCTCATCGAGCAGTTGAAGTGGTCCGCAGAGGTCGTCTGCTCAACTTACCATGTCCCGCCCTACAAGATCGGCGTTGGCACCATGCCGACCTATAACAACGTGCAGGCGCTCAACATCGAATATTACTCGCAGTGCCTCCAGGTGCTCATTGAGGCCGCCGAACTTTGCCTTGATGAAGGTCTCGGCATGGGCGAGAACATCGGCACGGAATTCGATGTCGACAACCTCCTTCGTATGGACACCACCGCCTTGATCAATGCCGAGAAAGAAGCGGTCGGCGCGGGCATCAAATCCCCGAATGAGGCTCGCAGGCGGCTTGACCTGAAGCCGGTTGCCGGGGGCAACAGCCCCTACCTCCAGCAGCAGAACTACAGCCTTGAGGCTCTGGCGAAGCGCGACGCGCAAGAGGATCCGTTCGGGACAGCGCCGGCGATCTCGCGCGAGGGAGGTGATGAAGACGCTGACGCACGGCAGCAGGCCGAGGCCCGGGCGTTCTTCGCAGAGGCTACACTGGCATTTCAGAAGGAGCTCGCGGCATGATTGACGCTAAGGCATTCGGCCTTGAGCTTGCTGGGATTGTGAAGGGGCAGCTGGCCCCGATCCTGTCTCGTATGGATGCCCTGGAAAAGCGCTTCAATGAGCTGCCAGCGCCGCGCGACGGCAAGGACGCTGATCTTGGCGAGGTTCGCCAGATCATTGCGGAAGAGGTCTCAGGGCTGAAGACGGCCATCGAGGCGATCGAACTGCCGTCGCTTCCCGACATTCCGGCCATCGTGACGGAAGAGGTTCAGAAGGCAGTTTCCGCCATCCCTGCGCCACAGGACGGCAAGAGCGTCACGGCCGAGGACGTTGCCCCACTCATCGCCTCCGAGATCGAGAAGCGCATCAAGGAATTGCCCGCGCCCAAGGACGGCCAGGACGGGAAGGATGGCGCGAGCGTAGACCTTGCAGAGGTGCAGCGGATGGTATCCGAGGCGGTCGAGAAGGCAGTCGCAGCCATTCCGACTCCGAAGGACGGCAAGGATGGGAAAGATGGCAAGGATGGCATCGGCATGGCCGACTCCTTCATTGATCGAGATGGCAACCTCATCCTAACAAACAGCAACGGCGAGGCTAAGAAACTCGGTCAAGTCGTCGGCAAAGACGGGGCACCTGGCAAGGATGGGCGTGACGGCTTTGGCTTCGACGATATGACCGAAGAACTGGCCGATGATGGCCGCACGATCATCCGCCGCTATTCGCGCGGTGATGACGTGAAAGAGTTCCGCCACAGGTTCTCAGTGGTCATTGATCGAGGCGTATTCAAGGAAGGCGAGCGCTACCTGCCGGGGGACGGAACTACGTTCGGAGGTAGCTATTGGATCGCTCAAAAAGAAACGACCAAGAAGCCAGGGATAGGTGACGGCTGGCGGCTGAGCGTCAAGAAAGGCCGCGACGGTCGCGATGGGATAATGAAGGCCGAACCTGAGAAAAAGCCTATCAAGGTAGGTTAAGCTTTTGTATAATTTGCGCAATATGACGTATATCTACGCGCTTGAATGCCCTGTTACTGGCGATGTACGCCACATTGGCAAAGCAGACAGGCCAAGAGTTCGGCTACGTGCCCATATCAACCGTGCGCGCAGCGGGATCGAAAATCATAACTCGGCAAACTGGATCCGATCACTGTTAGCTCAAGGGCAGACGCTGAAGATGACAATCTTGGCGAAAGTCGCACCTGGCGAGGATTGGGCGGAGGTTGAGCGGCAGCATATTGCAGCCGCTCGGGCGGCCGGTGCTGATCTCACCAACATCACGCCAGGAGGCGAGGGCGTTGTGCTGAGCGAGGACGGGCGGGAGCGCATGTCAGAAAAGAGCAAGGCTCGTTGGGCGCAAACGGAATATGCAGCCCGCGCTCGGGCATCCCTGAGCGCTGCGATCAAGCTAAAACATCAAACTGACAGCGATTATCGCGAGCGCTGCGCCCGAGGCGCCAAACGAGTGTGGGCAGAAAAGAAGCAGACGATGCGTTTTGTTGTAGACGACGTTCGGGATTGGGTAGCCGCCCAATCTGGGACAGTAGTTTTTTCAGAAGATGTGAGGTCTGCATTCCCTCACATCGGGCGCACGATAGTGGCTCGCCATCTGGCCACTTTGTGCCATGAAGGTCTTCTTCATTGCATCAGTTTCGGTGTTTACGCGCGATCCATGGACAATCCTGGCGAAATAGGCCGCGAAATCTGCGCTGGCGCTGGCTTTGGGTTTCAAGCTTGCGATTTCTCGTTAGTGCCAACGAAATCAAGGCTGCGCGTGCGGAGTTCAGCGGCGGATGGGGTTGATCGCGAAATTAAGATTGGGGGCCAATGGCTCAACCTTCGGGATGAGGCGCGTCTGCGCTTCCGCGCTGCGCGGCTTTCGGAAGTCAAGCAGCATGAGTCCTACAGGGCAACTCGTCGCGATATCGCCTTGCGGACCTGGGCCGACGCGGGGGTAAGACAGCGTCGAACTGAAGCTATGCGCCTTGCCGTGAAGAAAGGCAGGGACGGGCGCGACGGGGTGATGAAAGAAGCCAAACGGACAGAGCCGGTGCGCGTCGGTGTGCCGGGGAAGGGGGCCTGACATGGCGCTCATCACTCTGGAACAGGCGAAGCAGCAGCTTCGCATCGATTACGACGATCAGGATGCCGACCTGATCATGAAAATGGAGCAGGCGAGCGCCATCATTGTGGACTACCTGAAGAAGCCGGATCACGGCTGGACCGCTGAGACGGTCCCGCCCCCTGTGCAAGCGGCGATCCTGCTCGTGCTTACGGCATTGTGGGATGATCGCGATGGGAGCGGCGACAGCGACTATCTCGCCCCCGGTGGGGCGGTGGCGCGTCTCCTCGCGCGGACCCGCGATCCGGCCTTCGCGTAAGGACAGATGATGCCAAACTTTTGAGGCAATGTCTGTTCATTGCGACGGCAAAAAGCTTTTCAGTTCAGGAGTATATTCTAGAATAGCGAAGGTCGAAGCGGGTGGAGCCGCAACGACCTTCTGACCAAGCCCGAACGTAGGAGGTTCGAGTGGCTGTCTCGAATGTACGCTATAGCCCCATCATTTGCCAGCGCTGCGGTATTGAGAGCGAGCGCACAAGCCCGCCTCAGCGATTTTGCCGAGGCTGCGCTGATGAAAGAGAGCGCGAGCGGCAGAAACGCAATGCGGCGGCTAAGAAGAAGGGTGTAGTTGGCAGCATCTTCATCTGTGAGCATTGCGGCGAGAAAGACACTCGGACGAACCACAGGCAGAAATATTGCCGGGGCTGTCATGCTGACGCCAAGAGGAAGCAAAATACAGAGGCGGCCCGCGAGAGAAGGAAGCGGCCGGAGTCAAAGGCCAAAGAGAGAGAACGCGCAACGACCAGAAACGCTGCCCCAGAGCGACGGCTGTATATCAGGGGCTATGAGCGCAAGAGGCGCAAGACCGATCCAAAATTTGCAGTTCACGCTCGTATGAAGGCGATGGTTGCAAATGTCATACGCGGCTTGAAGAACGGCGGCAGTTGGCAGGAGCTAGTCGGATACACCGCTGATGAATTGATGGCTCATCTCGAGCGGCATGGTCCTGGCCGAGGCCAAGTCGGAAGAGGCGGATCTGCGCGTGACCGTCTATGCTGGCAATGAGCGTGCGTTCTATGCCCGATGGGTTGAGTTCGGCACGGTCAAAATGGTCGGCCGCCCCTTCTTCTTCCCCGCTTATCGCGCCGTGCGCCGTCGTGTGCGCGGGCGCCTGACCAGAGCCACGCGCAAGGCCGCCAAGGCAATCGCAGGGAAATCATGAGCGATCCTTCACTTGCGCTTCAGGGTGCCATTGTGGCGGCCCTCAAGGCTATTGGCAGCCCTGCCGGAGCGAACGTCTTTGACCGCGTGCCAGACAGCAACCCTTTCCCGCGGATCACAGTCGGCGGCGGGCAGTCCGTGCCGGTGGACGAGGACTGCTATGAGGGCACGGAAAGCACGATCCAGATTGACGCTTGGTCCCGCGAGGTCGGCTATCCGCAGGTCAAGCAGATCGCCTCTGCCGTGCGCGGGCGCCTGCACAACGGTACGCTGACGCTGACCGGCCACACCCTGGAACTCATGAAGATCGAAAGCATCACGTACGAACGTGACCCCGATGGACTGACGAGCCGCGCTCGCATCCAGCTCCGGGCTCTAACCCAGCCCAAAGACTAACCCCTAACCGGAGAACTGTAATGGCTCGCCCAACTACCCTGCGCGGCTCCAAGCTGCTCATCATGATCGGTGACGGTGCTGATCCTGAAGTCTTCGCCGCTCCCTGCGCCCTGAACACGAAGGCCTTCAACCGCTCGGCCAGCACGAACGACTTCAACGTTGCCGACTGCTCGGACCCGGATGCCCCGGTCTGGACCGAACGCGCCAAGGGTGCCCTGTCTTCCGGCATCACCGGCTCGGGCACGCTCGCCCAGGAAAGCATCGCGACGTGGGAGTCCTTCTTCGAGGACGTGGACTCGCGCAACATCCGCGTTGTGATCGACTATGCGGTCGGCCCGCGCACCTATCAGGGCAAGTATCACCTGACCACGTTCAACATCACGGGTGATCAAGATGGCCTGATCCAGTACGAGATCGAGCTCACCTCGGACGGCCCGGTTAACGTGGTGACGCCCACCCCATGAGCCGTGACGCGTCTTTTACACAGACCTGGGCGGGAGATGAACGCACCTTCCGCCTGGGGATTGGCGAGTTGCTCGCTCTGGAAGAAAAGCTCGACTGCGGCTGCGCTGCGGTCGTCAATAGGATCAGCGGCGGCGTATGGCGCATCGCTGATGTCAAAGAACCTATCCGCCTCGGGTTGATGGGGGGCGGCGTGGAGGCCAAGCGGGCTCGCGATCTCGTAGAGCAGAATGTCGTCCCGGGGCGGTTGCTTGAAGCGGCGGTTCTGGCTCGTCACATCCTGCTCGCAGCGCTCGTTAGTCCATCGGATGAGCCAGTGGGAAAAGAGGACGCGGCAACGGAAGCGCCGGAGGCGAACGCCTCTCCGCTGCCGCCCTCTATGGAACAGGCGCAGTCGTAGGGTTCACGCCCTCACAGGTCCGCGAGATGAGTTTATGGGAATTTGCGGCGGTCGTAGATGGGTGGAACGCCTCGCAAGGGGCCGAAGAGTCGATCGAAGCCCCAACGGCTGAAGAATATTACGACCTTGTAGAGAGGTTTGGAGGGGCTAGCGAAGCGGCTCAAGGGTAGCGGGCAAGCGATCCTTGGGCTGCCCGCGGCACCCCCAGACCACAATACGAAGAACGCTTTCGGACTCGCTGCCTGACCTTGGCCTCCCGGCCATGACAGCGGCGAAATCCCGCTCTGCATTGAAACAGCGCTCGCCCTCTTTCCGAGCCTCTACCGCCCGCGCGGCCTGATGCTCACGCCAGAAGTGGTTCGCCACGAAGGCAATGACGGCGATGCAGGCCGCCCCGACCAAGATCCTGAGAAACATTCCCCGCCCCTAAAGCGAGAAACCTATGGCTGAAGCAGTCGATATGCAACGCCTTGTCGTCTCCATGGAGGCGAAGTTTACCACCTTCAACAAGGAGCTGCAGAAGCTTACAGGATCGGTCGAGAAGGAAACCCGGAAGATCGAGACCCGCTTCAAGGCGGTAAACGACAACCTTCAGGGCCAGACGGCCAACCTGGCGGCGCAATTCCAGGATATCGGCGTTCAGCTTGCTAGCGGCACGTCTCCGCTGACGGTCGCACTTCAGCAGGGCACGCAGATTGCGGCGGTCCTGGGGGAGAGCAGGGGTGGGGCGGCTGGTGCCGTCAAGGCGCTTGGGGCCGCCTTCGCCTCGGTCGTGAGCCCGATTAGCCTTGCCACCATCGGCATCATCGCTCTGGGCGGTGCGGCGATCCAGTACGTCACGGGCATGGTCAGCGATACGGAGACGCTGGACGACCGCCTGAAGACACATGCCGACCTGATCAAGCAGATCAAGGATGCCTATGTGGAGGCGGCCGAGGGACTTGAGGACTATGCCAAGCAGAGCACGGCGGTTCTTGAGGCGCAGACCCGCGCCTCGATCGTCAAACTGCAGGACGATCTAGAAAAGCTCGCCAAGACCATCGCCCGGGCTGCGAGCATGACGCCCAGCGGCGTCATGACCAACATCGGCACGATCGAGGTCGACACTGCGGAAGTGGATCAGGCGGCGGCTAAGTACGACGCATTTGCCGGAGCCATCCAGAGGCTGCGGGACGAAGCCCAGAACGGCACCCCGAACATCCGGGCTTTCCAGGCGGCCGTTGCGGAGGTGGTGAACCAGAACCCGGGCGATGAGAAGCTCGCCAAGCTGGGCGCTAAACTGCTCTCCCTGTCTAAGGAGGCCTACGATGTAGAGACCGCTCTTGAGACGGCTCGCCGCGCCATCGGCCTGATCGGTGATGTGGCCTCTGGTCAGGTGGGTGCGGTCAAGGAACTGAAAGACGCTCTTAACGACCTCGCCAAGATCGCGCTGCCGACGCTCTCTGACGCGGACAAGGCCGCAGAGGCTTACAAGAAAGCCATCGAGAACGCCCGCACACCTGGCGAACGGCGGCAGGCAGACGACGCATACATTGCTGCGACCCAGCGCATTCGAGATCGTGAAGCAGAAAAGGCTGCAGAGGAAGCTCGCCGCAAGGCCGAACGAGAGGCTGCCCGATCTGCTCGCGGATCCGCTAGAGATGCCGAGCGGGCTGGCGAAGTCTACGGCCGAGAGGTCACAGACATCCAGAACGCCACGCGGGCCCTTGAACTTGAGTTCGAGATGCTCGGCAAAAGCAATATCGAGCGCGAGAAAGCCCGCACGATCATGGAGGTCGAGAACGCCCTCCGTCGTGAAGGCGTGACGCTCACGGATGCCCAGAGGGCCGAGGTTGGCCAACTGGCCGAGGCTTACGCTCAGATGAGCGACAAGCTGAAGGCCACGAACGCCACGCAGCAAGAGCTTCAGCAACTAGCCAGTTCTACCCTCAAAGGGTTCGTCTCTGACCTCATGAACGGGGTCGATGCTGCAACAGCCCTGCAGAATGCCCTAGCGCGCGTGGGCGACCGTCTCCTCGACTTGGCGCTCGACTCTGCCCTGAAAGGCATTCTCGGCGGCGCTGGCGGCGGGGGCAATATCTTCTCGTCCCTGTTCGGCGGCTTCGGCGGCGCTCGTGCCTCGGGCGGCCCTGTTCAATCCGGCAAGACCTACCTTGTGGGCGAGAACGGGCCTGAATTGGTCCAGTTCGGCCGCAATGGCACAGTGATCCCGAACCATGCTCTGCCTCGCGGCGGCGCGGGCGGCGGCATGCAGGTCCAGATCATCAACAACGCAGGCGCGGAAGTGCATACCCGCCAGACGAACACTCCGCAGGGGCCGCGCCTCGAGGTGCAACTTGAGCAGGCTCTGAGCGGCATGATCGCGAGTGGGAAGCTCGATCGGTCGCTCAAGGGTCGCTTCGGTGTCTCTCCCATGGGAGGCCGTTGATGGCTCGCCCCGTATGGCCGGTCTCCGTGCCGCATACCCCGCTCACGTCGTCCGCCATTCAGGAGCCGTTCCGCGGCGTGCTTGAGAGCGAGATGACGGCGGGCAACGTCCGAACCCGTCGTCAGTTCACGACTGTGATCGGCATTGTCGACCGCACTATCCCCATGACAACGGCGCAGTTCCAGACCTTCAAGGCCTTCGTGCGAGACACGCTCAGCCATGGGGCGGCCGAGTTCGACATGCCCGTCTGGGATCTGACCGGATGTTCGGTGCGCCGCGTGCGCCTGCGCGACGGCGGCCAATACACCGCCGACCGTTCCGGCAGCAAAATCAACGTCTCCTTCTCCCTCGACGTTTGGGATCTCTAAGTGCCGATTTCAGTCACGTGATCCTAGGCTGAGATCGCAGCGCATCCGCAACTGCAACCATGGAGAAATGCAAATGCTAGAAGGTATTTGAGTAACGGTTCACGATCGGCAGCAGACGCTCCCGCAACATGAACAGCGGGTCGCCGGTCACGAACTACTGTGTGTTTGCGCGCAGCTTCCCTCTCGCCAAGTCTGCGGAGAGCGATCGAGCACCGGATCGCTCAGATCGAAAAGGCGTCTTTCACGACGAAACAGGACGCGTGGTGTGAGTGCGTCCCGCAGCATGACCTTAAACCCTTAATGGAGAGTACCATGGCTACATTCACCAAGTTCCATTCTTTCATCCAACGGCTCGGCAACAAGGAGATCGATTTGGACACGGACGTCTTTAAGGCGTACCTTTCCAACGTCGCGCCGAACGCGGCGACGCACACCGACAAGTCCCACATCACAGAGATCTCGGGGGGCAACGGCTACAGCACAGGCGGCGTAACGTTGACCGCCGTGACATGGGCTGAAACCGGTACGGACACCGGCATCTGGCGCTGGAGCGCGGCGGACATCTCGTGGACCGCGTCAGGCGGCGATATCGCCGCGCACCGCTACTTGATCATCTACGACGACACACACGCCAATGATGCCCTCGTCGGCTACGTGGATCGCGGCTCCTCCGCCGTGATCTCCAACGGCAACACCCGCACCTGGGACATCGGCACCAACGGCCTTCTGCAAGTGTCGTAACCACAACCTGATAGGAGGCTTACATGGCGATTACCTTCGTCGGTTCGTCGTCGGGCACGAACTCGCTCACTGAACCAGCGCATCAGGCTGGCGACGTGCTGATCTTCGTCGCCCTGCGCGATGGATCGAACTCCCCACCGTCGTCTCCCGGCAACGGCTATTCCCTGTGGTGGGACAACACCACCAACAGCATCGGGGCGATCCTCGGAATGCGGGTCGCAACCAACTCGACGCAGTTGTCCCTTACGTCGACCAACGCTACGCAGTGCGTCTGCTTGGCCTACCGCGGCTGCTCCAACCCGAACCTTGTAACCTTCGCCTCGAGCCGCAACACCGGCTCCGGCACCACTTGCACCAACGTCGCGTTGACCCTGAACGCGACGACCTCCTGGGTCGTCACTTTCAAGGGCACGCGCGAGGCAGGCACGACGGCTTCGGCCAACGTGCCGCCTGCGGGCTGCACGCAGCGCTTGACGACCGGCACGACGGCGGAACTCGGCGCGGCCGACACCAACGGCCCGGCGGGCACGACCAACTGGACTCCGCCCAATCAGACCATCTCGTCCGGATCGACTGGCTGGGTCACGTTCGCCGTCGAACTGCGCGAGGCGGGCTCGACCGAGACGATCACGGTGGATCCAGGCTCGGTCGCCGTGACGGGCGGCACGGTGTGGCTGCACGTCGTCGACAACCCGTACCCGGATCTGCCGGTCCCGACCGGCTCGCCGCCGACCGGCTACATCTGGCCCGATCAGATGACACCGGGCAACGGTGAGATCGATCCAATTGCGTTCGGCTGGAAGAACGACAGCCAGATCCCCGGCCAGTACATCGACTTCGCGTGCCACAACGGCGCTCAGACGTGGTCGTTCACGTCCGACCGCAAGTACGTGAAGATGGAGGTACACAGCGGGGACCAGTACCACGGCGACAGTTCCACCTCGGAGCGATCCGAGATGGGCACGATGCGCACCTATTGGGACTTCGGGAACCGGTACGTCTTCGAGTTCAACTCGCTGCTGTCCGGGTCCGCGGCCAATAGCGCGCCGTGGTGAACGCTGATGCAGTTGCATGCCAACCCCGGCGGCTCGCCCGTGGTCGGCCTGTATTTGGAGGGCACCGACTTCGTGATCATCACGCGGTCGGGATCGAGCAGTTCGCCAACCGAGAACTACCGCTATTCACTAGCGGGCGGTCTGGCCTACGACGTCTATCACCGTATTACGGTGGACGTGACGTTCGATCCGGCTCTGACGAATGCTGCGCTACGCGTGACCATCGACAACGTCGACCGGGTCAACGTGACGGGGATTCCCATCGGCTACACCGGATCGACCAAGTTCCGGTTCTACTGGGGCGTCTACCGCTACGAGGCACCGGAGGTCACGTCGCATCAGGTCAAGAACATTCAGGTCACGGTCTACCCAGCCACGGTCGACCAGGGCACCATCGCCTTGACCGGCCAGGATGTCACGCCGTCTATGGTCTGATCGGTATTGCGGGCCAATGGGTAGTCGGGATCGAAACGACCCCGACTACCCTGGCGTCGGGCCTCGCGAAACCTTCCAAGGTATTCCGGTCGATTGGTCCTGTTCGAGTAGGAAAATCAATGCCTCTCCTTCACGCGTGGTGCCAGGCCAAGGGTCTCCCTCGCCTCACGTTCAATCGCGTTCAGGATCAGTCGAACTCTGCCTCTAATCTCATCGGAAACTGCCAGCTCGCTGCCGTCCCGGGTCCGAACATTGCCCTGAAAGCTTGTGAGGGCGAAATCTAACATTGCACGAGTATTGACCATGCACGCTTCAGGATCTTCGCTCTGTGTCCTCACATGCTCAATGAGCAACTTAGTCATCAGGAAGCTCACACCCTGTCCAAGCGCCCGAGAATACAAGAGCATTCGTTCAAGTTCTTCTTCACTAGCCATTACAACTCTGCTGCCCAAGCCAGCTAGAGCGTAGCCGAATAGAGCAACATCACAACGCATCCATCAGGATAAACGCTATGCCCATCAGCGCTACTCAAGCCTGGGCCGAAGCAGCCGCGTCCGCCCCAAAGGACGAGGTCATGCTCATCACCATCGAGCTAATCCATCCGGTCTTCGTCGAGAACGGCGCTCCTGCTCCGATCCGCGCCGTGCGCAACACGGTTGATGTCAACTTCCGTCTGGAGGATGGGGCACCGGTGGGCGGCGGCACAGTCGTCCCGTTCAAGGCCATCCCTTTCGAGATCGACTATCCCCGCATTGGCAACCTTGGAGCCGAGGCCACCATCCGGCTCGACAACGTGAACCGGGAGGCTGCCCGCTATCTCCATGACGCCGTGAAGCTCAACCAGCCCATTCAGGCGATCTTCCGCGGCTATCTGGCGTCCGACCCCAACACGGTCGGGCAGGGGCCTTACAAGCTCATCCTGCGCAACGTGAAGCGCACGGCGCGGCAGCTTGAGGGACAGCTTGCCATCGCCCGTCCGCAGAACATGCGGGTGATGCGCGAGGTCTATGACATGGTGCGCTTCCCCAGCCTGCTTCAGGTGTCGTGATGGATCATCTCGCCTTCTTTGAGAGCCTGATCGGCAAGCCGTACAAGATCGGAGAGCGGGGGCCCGCCGCCTTCGATTGCTACGGCCTCGCCCGTCACATCCAGAACGAGCTTGCCGGCGTCTCCATGCCGGATGTCGCCTTTGCCGAGCCCACGACCCGGGCCCAAGCCGAAGCCATACTCTTGCATCCCGAGCGGCAGGCCTGGGAGGAGATACCGGAATCCGATGCGCGTGAGCTTGATCTCGTCCTCATGGGGAACGTCGCCAAACGGGACTTCCATCTCGGCACCTACATCGTGCCCGCCACGACCGGCGCCGTGATCCACATCGACAAGGCTGCCGGCGTGGTCGTGGATGACATCCCCGCCCTGAAGGCTTCTGGCTTCAACTACCTCAAATTCTACCGCCGCAAAGCGTAATCATGGCCCTTGCCGTAAAGCATAATCTCCTGGTCTTTGATCCGGAGCGCGATGACGTGCGCCTGCCTGAGAGCGGGCTCGTGCTCCCCATTGCCGAGCACAAGACCCGCAAGCGCAAGCCGACGATCGAGCAGCTGGTCACTGAGACCGGCTGGCAGTTCAACCTGCCGACCGTCTGCAAGGTGAATGGCGTTTACTACAGCCGCACCGAATGGGCGACCCACCGGCTGGCTGCCAACGACAACGTCGAGTTCATCAGCCGCCCGCTCGGCGGCATGGGCGGCAACGGCGGCTCGACAGCCAAGAGCATCGGCGCGATCGTCGCCATGGTGGCGCTCACTGCTCTCGCTCCATGGGCCACGGGTGCCATCGGCCTGACCGGGGCGGCGGCAAGCATCGGCTCCTCCCTGCTCATCGCAGGCGGCGCCATGGCGATCAGCCATTTCCTCAAGCCTAAGGCAGGCGGCAAGACGAACGAAACGGAGGATCTCTATTCCTTCGGCTTCGGCGGCAATCAGGCCCGCCCGCTGCAGCCGATCCCGGTCCTGTACGGTCGCACGCTGACCTTCCCCGACTTCGCCGCTCCGCGCTATTCGGAGTTCGATGGCGACAAGATGACCGAATATGGCCTCTTCGCGCTCACCTGCGGCGATGCCGATGTGGAAGAGGTCCGGATCTCCGATACTCGCATTTGGACCAAGAGTGGCGGTTACAACCCGTCCTTCCCCGGCGTCACGATCCAGATCCGCAAGCCTGGGCAGAAGGTGACGCTGTTCCCGGTCAACGTGGTGACGGCATCCGAAGTCTCGGGCATCGAGCTCACCACGACCGACACGCCTGGCTTCACGGCCAATGCGGCCGGCACGCTCGCCAAGGAACTGCTCCTCGACTTCGTGTTCCCGTCCGGACTGTATCAGGAATACAAGGGCGAGATGTATCCGGCCTCGGTGCGCGTGATCGTGCAGGCCCGCCCTGTGAACGATGCTGGCGCTCCGACTGGCGGCTGGTCGTGGATCCTTGACAAGACATTCAGCTACACCAAGAACAGCCAGATCCGGATCACCGAGCGCGTGGAGATCCCACCCGGGCGCTATGAGATCACGGCCCGGCGCACGACAGAGAGCATCACCGGCAAGCAGCTGAATGGCGGTAAAGTGACGGGCGTCGATGATATCGTCTGGTCGGCGCTGCGCGCTCACATCGACGGTCCGAACGCCTTCCCACGCGTGACGACGATTGCGATCCGTGTGAAGGCGAGCGAGGCCCTGCAGGGTCTCATGAACGGCCAGGTGGGCGTCATCGCGACCCGCATCATCCCGGTCTGGAACGGCACCGGCTTCGTGGAGCAACCCTCGCGCTCCATCGCCTGGGCTGCGCTCGATATGTGGCGCAATGCCGACTATGGTGCAGGCCTCGGCCTAGAGCAGGTCGATTTCCAGTCGTTCTATGCCTATGACCAGCTCTGGGCAACCCTCGGCCATACCTTCGACCACACCTTCAAGGAAGCCCAGACGCTCGATGATGCGCTCGAGACGGTGCTCAAGGCGGGCAGGGCGGTTCCGGCGCCTGTGGGTGACCGCCTGACCATCGTCAGGGACGAGCCCCGCGGCATCCCACGCATGATGTTCACAGACTACGACATCGTGCGCGACAGCCTGCAGATCGATTATACCCTGGCCGATGACGACATCGCGGACGGCATCGTCGGGGAATACCTCGATGAGACGACCTTCAAGCTGGCCGAGGTATCCTCCGCGCCGGATGGGGTGACGCTTGCCAAGCCTGCCCGCGTGCAGTTGACCGGCGTGCAGAAGCGCTCGCAGGCTGCGGGTCTCGTGCGCTTCATGGCTGGCGAGAACCAGTATCGCCGCGTCATGGTCTCTTGGACGGCTCGCGCCGAAGGGCGTCTGCTCAAGCGCGGTGACCTCGTCGTGCTGTCGTGCGAGGAGCCGGAAACCTGGGGCCAGTCGGCAGAGGTGGCAGCCTATAACGACGCCTTTCGGCAGATCACCTTCGATCATGATCTCGAATGGGACACGAATGCGCTCAACCATTACGTCGAGATCCGGCGCCGGGACGGGCAGCCGTGGGGCCCTGTGCGCGTCACCCGCGGCACATCCGATTGCATCGCCATCGTCAACGCGACCGATATGGCAGCGGAGACCGCGCGGCAGGGCATGACCCTGGCCGATGCGATCGCCCGCTCCGATCTGGCCGACCGTCCGACTGCCGCCTTCTCCCCCGGCGAGCCGCGGACCTTCCGCGTGCTGATTACCGAAGGCACGCCCGACACGGACGGCGAGCACATCACCCTGACCGGCGTGCTCGATGATCCGATCGTCTACGACGTGACAGAGACCGGCGTCACGCCGCTACCGACCATTCCGCATGTGTTCTCGCCTTCGATCCCGGTCATCACCATGCTCTCGGGACAAGTCTACCAGCGCGGCATGAACCTGATCCTGCAGGCGGGCTGGCAGCCGGCCAAGGGAGCCGTGCGCTACATCGCAGACGTGTCCTATGACAATGCCACTTGGGTGCGTGCCTATGAGGGCGATGCGAGCACCTTCGAGGCTGTTGTCTCGGGGGCGCAGACGATCCGCTTGCGTGTGGCCGGTGTCACCGGCAGCAACGTGATCGGACTCTTCAGCGTGATCGAGATCAACCCGCCGCCGCTGGTGCTGGACAACACATTCTTCATCATGAAGATCCAGCCCGACGACCTGATCCCCGAACTGAGCCGGGATCTGGAACGCCTCGGCATCCTCGACAGCATCGCGGACCTGGCCGGCGAAAGCCGTGTCGTGGCCGAAGAGGCTACCGATCTTGGCAGGGCCGCCATCGTCCAAGTTGCCGATGTGAAGGTGACCGCCGACAAGGCGATTGCCATCTACGGCACCGATGTCGTGGCCGAGTGGGAAGAGACCGGCATCACTGTAAGCGAGCGCTTCACGGCGGTCGCGGATGTCACCGGACAGCTCATCGGGGCCTGGAAAGTGACGGTCGGCTCGGACGGCTACTTCACCGGCTTGCAGCTTATCGGGGCCAACGGCCCGGGCGGCTTCCAAAGTGAATTGAAGATCGCCGTCGATAAGTTCCTGATCGGCGCACCTGGCAGCGGCTTCGGTGCGGAGGCAGTCTTCTCGCTTGGCACCCGCAACGGCATCGGCCGCATGGTGCTCCGCGGCGACTTCATCGCGGACGGCTCGATCAATGCGAACCAGATCAATGTGCTGAACCTGTCAGCTATCTCGGCCAATGTTGGCACCCTGACAGCGGGCATCATCCAGTCCAGCAACGGCAAGATGGTCATCAACCTGACCAATAACACCATGATCTTCTCGGACTGAGCCATGGTGCAGCGCGTCCTTATGGGTGAGCATCCCCTCTCGCCTGGCACAGGCATCTATGCCAGCAAGCCCGGGAGCGATGTCGTGGGGCTCAGTCCCGGCAATGCGGCCCACTATCCGCTCTTTGCCCTGAACAGCAAGGGCGGGCGCATGGCGAACGTCCTGCAGGCGGGCACGTGCACGCAGGGTGCAACCGTCACCCACCCGGCCATCGGCGGCGGGGCGATCCCGCTGGTGATCTTCCATCGGGCGATGTCCAACGGTGGGTTCAACCCGCACGAGATCGCCCGCAACCTGAACACGCCAACCAATGCCACCATGATCGAGAACCTGTCGCGCTGGCGCATCATCCAGAGTTCCACGACGTTCCGGATCGTGGTCCAGGCCCGCAATGTCTCGGATCCGATTACCGGCGCTACCTTCCGTTACACGGTGCTCAATCTGGCTATCAACTGATGTCGATCTACATCACGACCAACACCATCAAGGTCGCGGCTCCCGGCATCGACGCTGCGACGGCGGGAGAGAAGGATCTGCTCCTCTCCATCGGCCAGCGGACAGGGCAACTCCTGCAGACGGGCAGCTTTAACCTCACCAATACGCCAGACGGCGGCGCGAGCGGCTCGGCGGCCATCGGTCCGTATGACCGAGCCCCTGAACTGATCGGCTGTGCCCGCAGCTCGGACGGCAGGGTCCACAACCCGCCCTGCATCGTGCCAGGAGGTGACGGGACCTCATCAACGTTCCCGTTGCAGATCGCAGAGACTTTCGTCTGCAATTCCATGTCGCTCGACAGCAACAGCATCAGCGTCGAAGGCTTCGCGAGAACGAGCATCGGCGCTCCCGAGGCGACGGCTTTCTCCTACATCATCTATCGCAAGCCGAACCGGGGCTGACGCATGCTGATCGAGTTTGCCCGCCCCGACGATCCTTTCCGGGTGCAGACGGGTGCAGTTCATGTCGCAGAAGACCTTGACCCACGTGTTCTGTTCACGACCCGCTGGCCTGGGGCCTTTGCCGAACTGCTGACGGTGCCGGTCTCGGTCGGGGGCAACGAGGTCACAGGCACTGTCGCCTTTGGCCGTGCCTATAGCACTATCCCGCTTGTCCTGGGAGCAGTCGACCAGAACGGCGGTCCGCCGCTCTATCCGAGCGTCTACACCTTCAGCGAGAAGGTGGGCGATCAGGGCAATTGGTTCGTAGCGCGGGACTACGTGAAGCTCGAGGCTTCGGCCGTGAATGTCCGCTACAGGCTCCGCTCGCAGGCGTCGGGCTCCTATAGCGGAACCTTGAAAATCTGGGTGATTGGATGATTGTGACTTACGAGCTCGCGACCGGGCGGATTACCGGCGCGCACGAGATCCACGGCGACGAGAGCGCCTATATCGAGAACCTCGCGCAGTACGGGCAGGGCGGTCTACGCCTCGGCATCGACGGCAATGTCTTTTACGTCCAGAACGGCGCGATCGTGCCGCGTCCGGATAGTGGAATTGTCCTCGACACGAACACCATCGCAGTCGATGGCTCAGCGACTCTCTCGGGCATGCGCAAGGGGGCCAAGGTCAGGATCACCGGACCGGTCACGGCAGAAGCCGAAGGGACCGGCCGCGACATCATCCTGACCTTTGCTCTGCCTGGGGTCTACGAGATCCAGGTTGACGCTTTCCCGGCGCGTGACGCCATCCTTCGCTTGAGTGTGACCACATGAAAGTCTTCGTCGCTCCGTCTCTCGATGATCTGAAACAGATTGCCCTTGATGCGGTCGATGCCTGGGCGGCAAGCCAGCGGGCGCGTCCAGCAGCACAGGCCTCCATGGATGCTTTCAAGACTGCCGAGGCTCAGAAGATCAAAGCGGGTGAAGCATCGCCCTTGATCGAAGCCGAAGCCGCACTCAATCGGATCACTCCGGAGGAACAGGCGGACAGAATCCTCGCTGCCGTCGCAGTGTCGATCCAGGTTGAACTCCAGCGGATCGAAGCCAAGGCCGCCATTCGCGCGGCAACACGACACGAGACGGTTCTTGCGGTCCTGAAGAACCGCGACATCCGCCTCAACGCAGGGCCACAACTCGGCCTGTAAGCCTCTTCCACAATCTAAGCCTGAACCATCGGCCAAGTGTCTTGGCCGGGAGACTTTCAATGGCCCTTGACCCCAACCTCTTCTTCTATTCTGACGGCACGATCACACTGACGAACGGCTCGGATATCGCCACCGGCACGTTCACGGCCTGGGACCCGGCTGTCCTGCCCTTCGATTTCGTGTTCCCGAATGATGGGACGGGCGGCATGGCGGTCATCAAGGAAGTCCTCGGCATGGAGGAGATCCGGCTCGCCAAGCCTTGGACAGGGCCGACACTCACGAATGTTCCATACTTCATGGTGCGGTGGACGAGGCATACTGATCCACGCATCTATGGGGTGCGCCTGTCCGACTATTTGACTCGGCTGCGGGGCATCCCTGAGAACCTCGATGAGGTGGCGGCCGAAATCCATGCTGATCGGGAGGCTGTCGAGGCAGCAATGGCCACTCTCGCCGGGATTGAAGCGGCGGTCGAAGCAGATCGGCAAGCCGTAGACACTACGGCGGCGCAGGTCACGGTCGCTGCGCAGGCCGCTGCAGATAGTGCTGAAGGGGCGGAACAGTGGGCACAGGCAGCCGCGACGGCTGTTCTTCCTGACAACAGCGTCACCAACACTAAACTTGCTGATATGCCCACAGGCCGGATCAAGGGGCGCGTGACCGCTGGTACAGGCGATCCGGAAGATCTGACAGCAGCCCAAGTGCGCAGCCTGCTCGGCCTCTCTCCAGTGTCAGCTTTCCACGCGAGCGGGGGCGCGGAGCCTGGACTGCCAGCGGGAGGCATTGGCGCTGCTGTCGAGGGGCTCTCGCTGACATTCACGGCGACGGGCACCAATGCACTCATCGTCGGCAGCTGGGAGCTCGAGCAAACAGTCGCTGGTGCTACTCAAGCTTATGGGTTCATTCGCCTCGTCACGTCCTCAGGAGGAACGCTAGTCGGGGCTTCTATCGTCCGCTACGTAGACCTGGCAGCTGGGCAGCCGCGCGGCCGCTCAAACGGCGCGACTTCGTTCGCAGTGAGTGGCCTTGCCGCCGGCACTTCCTACAAGGCATCCCTCTTCCACTATCAGCTCAACCCTAACGCCGGTGTCGTACCCCGCGGACAGGTCCTCAGCGTCATGAATGGGTAAGGTGCTTCGATGACTATGATTTATCAGATCATCTGTGACGAGGCTGGCGTCGTCCGCACGGCAGCAATCTCCAACGAACTGCAGGATGGTGCTACGGAAGTTTGCGCGGAGATCTATGCCGAGGCTTCAAGTCGGATTGGCTTTGTGAAGCTGATCGATGGCCAGATCAGCGATTACGATCCGCCTCCTCCCCCACCTGGCCCAATCCAAATCTACAAGGCCCCCATGTTTCGCAAGATGACCGATGCCGAGTACGAGGCCTATCTGCAGATCAGAGCAGGCTTCCCGCCGCGGCTGCAGGCGATCTTCGACGCGGCTGAATACCTTTCGCCGGACGACGAGTTCTGGCCGGATCTCGTGGTTGCGGCAGAGCAGGCCTATGGAGTGGAGCGAGCGGCCGAGCTGTTGTCTCCCTAAGGGCTGACAGCGTGCCACATGCTCAGGCGATTGCTTTCCTGCCTTAGGAATGATGATGTTCCCCTCTGTTTTATGGGGAATCAGGGATGGCGTCTGTAGATTGGACGTCAAGCGTATACGGCTTTGACTTCCGAAAATTGCTCTTGAGCCATGTAAGTCCGACGTTTGGCGGGAAAGACCCAAGTTCATTCCAAGTGCTTGATGTGGGGCCAGGCGGGTTTGGGCCGGCGACGGATACCTACAATGGCAGTTTCACCTATGGCGTTCTGTCCGATCAAGTGAGCGGCACCGTTTCCGGCATCACGCGGGTGGAAAATGGCTTCACGAGTACAGTGACAGGTCTTAGCCTTCAGGTCGCTCAATTGCAGGCGGCCGCCAGCACGGCGGGCAAAGACGATGATATCCAGATTTGGGCATCAGCCTTCTCGGGTGATGATTACATCCGCAGCGCGGCGAGCCACGATTACCTTGAGGGGTTCGCTGGGAACGATCAAATCTTTGCTGAAGCCGGCAACGATACGCTCGACGGTGGCGAAGGGGTAGATTTGCTCAGTGGAGGTCTCGGATTAGATATCCTATACGGGCAAGGTGGCAACGATACTCTCCTGGGTGGGGCCGACAAAGATTGGCTCGTCGGAGGTGCCGGACGGGACCATCTGATCGGCAGCGATGGCAAGGATAGCCTGTACGGCAGTAGCGACAATGATAAGCTGACCGGAGGCCGGGATGCTGACGCTCTGTATGGCGGATCCGGGGCTGACGAATTCATTTTTGTGTCGATCAAGGATAGCACGGCAGCTAAGAGCGGCCGGGACACGATTTTCGACTTTTCCACTCGGCAGAAGGATAAGATCGAGTTATTGGCTATCGATGCCAACTCCAAGAAGGGTGGCAACCAAGCCTTCACCTTCATTGGCACTCAAGGACTTCCACAAGAAGGCCGGCGAGCTGCGCTTCGATAAGGTTAAGGGCGGCGGGTATGTCTATGGCGACATCAATGGCGATGGAAAGACTGACTTCTCGATCTTCCTGAAGGGTTTATCGAAGATCTCAAAGGGCGACTTCTTCCTTTAATTAGGAAGGGCACCGCAACCCCAATGCTAAGAGGCCCGTTTCGACGGGCCTTTTTCACATCCACCTCACGAGGGTCCCATGACCTCGCTTGAGTGAGACGCCCCAGCTGGGTCAGTAGATCAGGTCAACCAACTGGGGCGTCCGTGGGCCGAGGAAGTTAGCCCACACCCATGAGTTAGGCCCACGAGCCTGACCGTCAACGCCGCCTTTGGGCGGCTTTTTCATGCCCAACCACAAGAGGATCCCCATGGATAAGACCGTCCCTAAACCGGCGGCGATGCTGCTTGACTTCATCGGAGCGAAGGAAGCCCGGAAAGGCTATGACACCGTCTACGGCAACCGCATGGATCGGATGCCCAAGCCGCTCACCTCCATGACCATGAAGGAGATCCTGGACCAGGGGAGGTGGAGGACGAAGACGTTCGGCTCTTCTGCCTGCGGCCGGTACCAATTCATGGACGCCACACTCCGGGATCTCGCAACAGAACTGGATCTGAAGGCTGAGGACCGGTTCACGCCGGACTATCAAGATCGGCTTGGCTTCCACCTACTCCGGCGCCGCGGTTACGACAAGTGGATCAAGGGGCAGATCTCGGACGGCGAGTTCATGCTCAACTTGGCCAAGGAGTGGGCCTCATTCCCGATGCCGTACACCGTCAAGGGCGGCAGCCGCACCGTTTCTCGGGGGCAGAGCTTCTATTCCGGCGATGGTCTGAACAAGACTCTCGTCTCTGCCGAGGATGTCGAGAGAGCTCTCGTCGTTGCCCGTGACCGGCAGGACATCATTGCCGAGCCCATCGTCGTGGCCGCCCCTGAGCCGCCCCTCGATACCCGCGAAGTCCCTGACGACACCATTCCGCCTGGCCTCTGGCAGGCCATCGTCAACGCCATCTCCACCTACCTCAAGACCCGGAGCGCCTAAGATGCAGAAGCAATCTTTTCTCGGGACCGCCATTGGTGGCGCCCTTGTAGGCCAGATCACGAATGCCATAGTGGACAATCTGATCAAAGCCCCCTCTGTGCCTGTCTCTCGCGGTAACTCCGTCGTCGTGAAGCCGGAAGTCCGTGAGGTCGTTGCGAAGGAAGTCGGACCCGTCATCGAGCACCTGACGAATAATGAGCCCTTTTACAAGAGCCGCGTTTCATGGGGAGCCCTGTTCGCCATCCTCGGCGGCGTTGCCACCATTGGGACCGCTATCGCCAACGGTGAGAGCAATATGGAGGTCTACACGACAGCAGGCATGAGTATCTTGGGAGGGGTGACAACTCTCTATGGTCGCTGGAAGGCCCGCAAGCCGCTGGGGGCTGGCTAATGGGCTCTGCCGCTAGCCTCCAAGATACGGCCCTGACCCTGGGCGGTCTCCTCTTCCTGCTCGGGGGGCTCTACACCGTCCTCAAGGCTCGCGACTGGCTCGATGCCAAGATCAAGAGCGAAGCCGCGGAAGCCCGCCGTGAAGCACGGGACGCCATGGCATCTGCCCATGCAGCTCATGAGAAGGTCGCCTTGCTGCAAGCAGCCCTGACAGCCTACCGGGAGACGCAAGCCGAGCGGCTTGTCTCGCGGGAAGTCCTGCGTGAGGTGGAAGACCGGCTGACCGGTGCCATCGATCGGCTCGGGGATCGCTTTGACGGTCTCCTGCGGGAAGTCATCAAACAGCGGCGGGAGTGACGGAATCGGGTGCGATCATCAGCCCCGCCTTCTTAAGCCACTCATCGAACACGTCACTGGCCGCCTGCTTGGCTTCTTCAACGGTATCGGTGAAGCCAAGCCGGTCCACCTTCGCATTGTGGGGCAAGCCGTTCATGGACCAGACCCAGCGGCCATTCCCTTCGCCGCCAGACAGGTGTTGGTAGACAAGGCAGAACTTATGAGAGCCTAAGCCGCCTTCCCAGCTCCCTTCTATGTGCCAGGTTGCAGGTCTCCACTTGAGAGGCATCAGTGCCTCCTCGGCGGCATGGGGAGGTCTTTGAAGGTCTTGCCTTGCACCGCGTTGGCAAGCGTCGAGGGGCTGATCTGGTAATCTTCAGCCAGCTTCCTGAAGTCCTGTTCACCAGCCGCATAGCGCAGCCTGGCCTCTATAACCTGCTCAACCGTGAGCTTCTTGGTCTGTGGCATGCCCGTCCGTATCCGACTCAACGAGAACGAATAGGGAACATGTCTCCTGATTGGGCACGGAGTCGAGGCCTGTGGAGGAGAAGGGGCATCGGTCTGTGGAAACAGTGGATATCGATCGATGATCGGTGTTCCGCCAAGCGCTGATAAAAGAAGAGCGCTCCACCGTCTCAAGGGAGCGCTCCAAAGTCCGGACCGTAGGGGCAGAAAAGGGCCGGTTGTCCTTGTCTAAGCGATCCCACTCCCTGCCGTCTGTCGGGAAGGTGACAGTTCTGAGAAAAACTTATCCGGTTAAGGAATCCCGCTGCTCCTCAGACCAGGTGCTGACGGGTGGGCCGATGCGCTCGCGAGCGCGGCGACCACGACCAGCGGCTTAACAGCTTCGAGCAAGCTAGTGGAGTTAATTCCTACAAGGGGCAAGCCTCCACACAACCACATCCCGAGCAATAGGGTCTGTGAATGTCGAACCTGATCCAACTGTCATCTCGTCAGTCGCCGCGGACCGAACGCGAGGATGCCGGTGTGCTCGAGGCGACCCAACGGCTCAACGACCTCGTGCGCCAACTCAGCGAAATTGCGCACCACGTCATTGCCTCTGAGGCCCCGGAGCCGCTGAAGTACACAATCGTCCAGAACCTTGTTGGAATGCAGCGGCACGCTCACTGCATCTCTCAACATATCATCCGTGAATACCGATCAGAGAACCGCCAATCCGTGAGACAGGCCAGCGTCCATGCGCCGGTGAGTTCAGCGATAGCGCTAGTGTCGCGAGAGTAGGTCATGTCACGGTCTATGACATGAGAGACTGAACAAAGGATGCACTCCCCGGTTGATAGCCACAGGTCCGCGGCTCTGGAGTGCTGATGCCCCGTTTTTTCTTCGATACCTATGATGGTAAACGGTATGCCCCCGATCAGGACGGCCTTGATCTAGAGGATATTGAGGCTGCCAAGCTAGAGGCTCAGAAGGCCCTTCCTGACATGGTTAAGGATGGGCTTCCGAATGGGAACCATCGGAGCTTCGTCGTGAACGTTCGGGATGAGAGCGGCCGGACTGTGCTGCGCACTGCTCTCTCGTTGGTAATCGAGGAGGGCACTCTCGACGACGAGCTGCCGTCTTAGGCCGTGCTGAAGGTATAGCATGAAGGGGTGAAGAGAGGGTTGCGCGTAGAGTGTGCCCCGCTGGCTTCGGCTCGCGGAGCTCTTTCGTTTTGCGCCAGTGTCCAATGAAGTGCATAGGGAAGGCGCATGTCCAAGCTCGACATTGTTGATCGGCTCAAGGCCGCCTCCGAGTGCGAGGGAGGTCTCCCCCTCATTGAAGTACAGACCCTCCTCATCGAAGCTGCCGAGACGATTGAATTCCTGCGGTCGCTGTTAGGACCACTGGAGGAAGTTGAGCTAGAGGACTTGCTGCCCAAGGGCAGTGCTTAGGCAGTAAGAGGATCGGGCTCCTCCTATTTGAAGGCGGTATTGAAACAAATGGCTCCGCAGAGAGTCTTTAGCGGGCGGCCACCCCGCAGTCGCTGATTGTTCTCTTGCCAGTGAGTCGAATGCCCGAAGCGTCATCGAAGACCTCGAAGGATCCTTTCAAGGGGCTGCTTCTACCGGTAACTGCATGGAGAGCCTTGGAACAGGCCAATATCACCAGCTTGGCACAGCTCAAGGCCCTGGCCCCTCAGATACACCAGATCAGTGGCATCGACGCGGAAACAGCCACAGTGATCAAGGATAGGCTCGAGCGAAGAGCTGCAAAGAGAGTTGTCCGGGTGAGGTTAGTATTCCCCAAACTGCCTCTGCGCAAAGTCAGTAAGCCAGCCACCAAGAGCCGCGGTGATGTGGTGTCACGGGAGTAG